ATCAAGCACGACCAAGACCAATTTTAACAATTACAGGTAAAAAGGATTTGTATAATTTATGCAGGTTAATTCCAGAAAATTTACCAAGTAATGTTGATTGGGAAACATTCAAAGAAGCGAGAGAAATAGTGCATGACTTGAAAGGCCATCAAACTTCTGATGGTTTAGATAGAATACTAGAACTCAAAGGTTTGATATAATGGGATTCATTAATAATAAAAATATACAAGCAATGATTATTGTAGGTAAAACAGAAACTAAGTGTATTGAAAAGGCATTAGAATTTTTACCTAATAATCCAATTGTTGCTTATGCGAATGAATATGATATTTCTGATAACTTTAGTATTCCCCCATCAAGGGGTATTCTAATTAAAGAAGCAAACTACAAACCTAATGTAGATTTGATTATACAATCAATATCTGAATATACAGGTCAAATAGTTTTAACTTCTTCTAATCAGAAAGATGTTCCTAAGAAACTATTTAATATGTTGAAATTAAAAAGAGCAACGGGTTCGGATGAATCTTTGAAGGGTATTGCCCCAAGAAGTAATCCGCCTGTTGATTATGATTTGGATATATTCAAATTACTATTTCAGTTCTGTAAAAGTTCTGATAGAGAAGAAGTATTGAAGCAGTTAAATTTGAATCTTCTTCCCCATCAAAAATCATTGTTTGTAACATGGCTATCTAATAATATGAATACTGAGAAACTATTATTCATAGATTCTAATGTTAAATATCAATGGTCTAATAATTACTTTAATGAGTTATTAGCATATTCATTTGATGGTAGATTGTCGGGCAGAGTAAATATGCCTAAGAAAAGTCAGAAGTCTGAGATGCCTTCAATATGTAGAAAACTTAAATTAAGATTTGAAGAGCAACATCTTTTAGATAAATTGTTAGAAGATGATGACTTCGTAAAATACGCAAAAACTAAACTTGATAATAGGCAATGTAGGTTATTGGGTTTAGGAGAAAAAAGAGTTAGAAAAGAAAAGAAGAAAAAAGAAAACATTACTACATTGGATAGGTGGTTATAAATATGGTAGGTAGAAAAGCATGGCTTAAAAATGAAAATTCCCCACAGTATAGACAATTACAATATGCTTTAGAGCATATGCCAGAAGATTTCACTACTAGTGATATGGTAAAATTTATGAGATATTCTTGGTCATCTGCAGGATTAAAAGGGCATAATGGAAGAATACTGAGAGTAATTACTACTGAATCTAGACCAATAGCCGCATTCTTAGCGAGGAATAAAAGTGTAAGAGTTGTTGGTTTAGATAGTAAACATAGAAAAATATATAGGAGAAATAAAAATGTTATGGACTGAAAAATATAGACCTCAATTTTTGAACGAAATAGTAGGGCAATCATCTTTTGTATTAGATGCAGAACAATGGGTAAAAAACAAATCAATGCCTAATGTTTTATTATTTGGTGTGGCGGGAACAGGTAAAACTGCCGCCGCAGGTGCTTTAGCAAATGAAATGTTAACTGATTATAAGCAGTCAAACTTCTTTGAGATTAATGCTTCTGATGATAGAAAATTAGAATCTGTTAGAACTCAAATTAAAGAAATTGCATCAACATCAAAAATAGGAGATGCACCATTCAAAATTATATTATTAGATGAAATGGATGGGATGACTAAAGATGCCCAAAATGCATTGAAGCGCATTATGGAAAGGTATGCAGATAACTGTAGATTTATCATAACTTGTAATGAAAGGCACAAGATTATCTACCCTTTACAATCAAGATGCGCTAACTACCAGTTTAATAGATTATCTGACGAAAATATAAGGTTTATTTTAGAGCAGATATTATCTCAAGAAAAACAGGAAACTCCCGATATTGCCGAGATGGAGGCGTTTATAGGGGGGCTACACGGTGATATTCGCAGGGGAATCACTGAATTACAAGCGTCAATATTCAGTGATAGCCCATTATCAACGGTAACAAAACAAAGCCTTGAACCTTATTCAGAAATTATACAAATGATATTAGAGAATAAACATACAGATGCTCTGGATAAATTACATTCAATGGTATATCAAATTACTGATATGAAAACAATATGTGTTAATTTGCATGATGCAGTATTAGACACAAAAATGACGCACACAAAAAAATTCCAATTGTTAAAGGTAATAGGAGAAGCAGAATGGCGTAGTCGTTCTACAACTCCTAAACTTCTATGCAGTTGGTTAATAGGACAGACACAATAAAAGGTGAGAAAAAATGGAAAATGAAAATATAGAAAGACTGAATAAAGAAGTTATGGCTTCTGCTGAAAAACTCGGATTGAGTTTAGAAGAAGCCAAAGAGAAGGTTGCAGATATCTGCAATCAGAATGGTTTAGATGCATCAAATAATGATGATGCTTTAATCATTCTTAATTTGTGGAGACATTACTTTGCTAGTGTAAAGATGGCTCAACAAAACTCAGACCCTGAAACCCCAACAAATTCTGGTGGCGGTTCGGCTTCGTGGTATAAGAAAGCACTTGGAATGTTTATCTATCTTGAAGATTCAAGAGATATGATGGCTTTACAACATGATAGGTTAAAGAAAGAATTTTGGCTTGATGCTGAAACAACAGTTAAATCTGGAAAGGTAGCATTGGCTACTTTGAATGATGATGAAACTTATACTGTAGTTAGATATAATAAGAATGAAAGACAAGAAAGAATCGTTGAGGCTCTTCCAGAATCTGCTATGGAATCTGAAAGAGAAGAAAATCAATGGATTATTCCTCTTGATTCAATGGCGGCTTATTCAAGTGGCCCTAATGCTAACTATGGTAAGCCTTTACCTAAAGAAGAATTTAGAAGAGCAGGTATATTTGTTGGTGAAGTTGATGGTGAATTTGGAAGATATTTCTTCAATTACAAGGGAGAAGCAAGTAAATCTTTTACTCCAAAAACCTTTGAATGGGTGCATTTCACTTGTATAATTAATAGTAGTGATGCATCTAAGATTCATGGTGTTAAGCAAACAACTCTTGATTCTCTAATGTATAACGATGCATTAAGTGAAGAAGATGAAGAATATAGAGATATGTCTCAAGTTAGTAAGAAAGGATTATTGATGAAGTATTGTGAAGATAACTATGCTCCAATCATTGATTTGGAAAGAGTACATTCTATGAATGGTAGTAAGCCATATAATGAAAGGTTTGTTTTTACTGATGGTAATGTCGGTACTATGAGCCTATCTGGTGATAGAGGTAGACTGAGTATTTCAGATTTACATAGTTCTTTTGACCCTGAAGCAAATAGTTACTTTGGAACTACTTGTTGGATTCCTTCCCATATTGATGTTGATTTTGGTATATCTTCTGATATTGTTGTAGTAGGTAGGACTTCTCAACAGACTATGGATGATGGAACATTAGGTGCTTGTAGCATAAATGTATTTGGTATATTTGTAGAAAAGTCTAGAGGTAAGCCTGTAGAAGCAATTGAAATTGTTGAGACAGAAGATTGGTGGTGATTTCATAACATTTGAAATAACCCCAGTACAAAAGGAGGGATTAAACTCAACATCGTATTTTATACACGGACAAAGTTTTGCCGTTGAATTTAGCGATGTTGAGTTCCTCACTTGGAGAATGAATGATGAAACTGGCCTTTATTGGTTAAAACTTCATATTAATTCCCACAAAGAAATCCGCATAAAAGTGGACTTAAATCAATTAAATGATATCTTATCTACATGGGCAAAATGCAAATATGGAACGGCAGATGTATTAAGTCTGCCTTATTTTAATGGTGATATAAATGTCGTGGACTACAAACAATGATGATACAAACGAAGTTAGTTTTGAAGATAGAAAGCAAATAATTCTGAATCAAATCCAAAGAAGAAATGAAAGAGATTCTTCATTCCTTTGTTGTTCTATTACAGGTAATCCTAAAGTTGGTAAAACAGGTCTAGCATTAGATTGCAGAACCGATAAAGAAATAGAAGAAGGCTACAAAATAGCCGTCTTAGATTTTGATAAAGGTGCTGAACCAACTTGGAGTTCTTGTTGGAACAATGATGAGAATATAATTATATTTGAGCCTATTGAACTTAACAAAGATGGTTCTACTAATTGGGAAGAATCAATGAATAATGCTTTAGCATTTGTAACATTCGTTGATGAAATGATTAAGTCTGGTGAAAAGGTAAAGGCATTTATTTTAGATGGTGTAGATAAACTGTATGAAGGTGCAGGAGATTTATTACGAAGCCATTTGGCTAAATCAAATAAGAGAACAGGGCAAATCATTCTTGAAACTGATTCTATCAAAGTCAATCCTTTGGATTGGAAAATCAGAAATAGAATTAACGATAGAATTTTAGATATGGTTTGTAGTTTAGAAACCAATAGGTTCTTCATTACACATATGAAACCTATCTATGGTGATATCTATAATCCTGTTCCAGTCGGAGAAGTTCCTGATTGGCATAAATCAACACCTGCAAGATTTAATCAGATGTTACATATTGTAAGAATAAAAGATAAGGGCGTTTCAAAATATGAAGCAACCTTAGACGCAAGTAAAACTAATTCTGATT